TCATCACTGTTGATCGATTCGAAAGTCATCGAGAAAGTCGTGATCTCGTCTCCGTCCTGGTGAATCATCGTGATCGTTTCCACTGGTTAGCTCCTTCCCTGGATTGATAATTTTAGGCGACTGCTCTGAGTTCGCCTCCTTGAGAGCCTTGAGAAACTCAAAGCTGACATTGGTCACATTCACCTGTTGCTTCTCCCCGTATCGCTGAGGATCCAACATCCTGGCAGTATCACGATTGATATCAGCCGTAACCTTAACCTCCCGAAAGTCTACAATCTCTCCGCGATCTAGCCTTTCCTCCACGCTCTGAGACTGCTTCTCGGTAATCCTCGAGAGAGTGTGAGCACTTCTGCGAGCATCTCTCTTGTGGAGAGCCTTGGTTTCGGCTTCCTTCACAGCAGGGAACTTCGCCACGTACTCGTCAAAGTAGCTGTAGGGAATCTTGTGCTTATCCAGAACATCCCGGTACTTCCCTCTGGATTCACTGGCAGCGACCTCTTCCCAGAACTTCTCCCAGAACTCAGGGGATCTAGCCTTCGCCAGAAAATTTCGAATCTTGGTGTCTTTCTTCTTGAGTGGGTTGCCTGCCATTTGTTGAACTAATCCGTTTGGAGTCCTACGGGTGTTACTGTTTACTGGTATATCTCCCCCCTTAAGGGGGAGAGATATATACCCCCAGTTAAACAAACTCGTAAACACACTGCGTATAGGGACTTGGTTAAACAGTTAAACAATGTTTAAGCTCTAGTTAAACATTCAGTGAAACATCAATTGCAGAGCGTCTGGCAACGTACTCTCCCTCAAAGGAAAGGAGAGAGTGGAGCTCACTGTAGAGATCCCGATAGTTGCTTCTCAGATGAGAAAGCATCGAGCGACTGATCCCCTTCTTCCCACAGATCTGATTGACGTTCTTGATCAAGTACCAAAGCGGGACCTGATCCTCACTCTCACTGAGCAGTCTGGCTGCTCTCTCCACTTCCAGAAAGCTCTCCCAGAACGTCAGAGCGCTTCCCTGCAATGATCCCTTGACCTTCTTCTCCTCTCCCTGACCACGTACAATACACGTAGTCACAGGCTCTCCTGTTGGCTTCACTACGCTCTCCAGTTGTACTTCTTCCAACTGGAGCACAATTGCCTCTGGGATCGAGCTATCCTTCATCTTCGTACAAGCCAAGGTCAGGATCCCGTCCTGGTTTGTCAGGGAATATTCTACGTCTACTGCAGCCCTTAAGGATCCTGCCCCTCTCATCCCCTTGGACTCATCCTTTCCAGAGTGGTGAATGATCAGGATTGTACAGTCCCAGCTGCGTCTCAGATGATCCAATAGCCCTACAAACTTATTCATATCCTTAGTAGAGCTCTCATCAGACTCTCCAAAGTGTCTGGCAAGAGTATCGATCACGATCAGCTTCGGATCCTCACCAGTACGCTTGGTGATACTCTTTAGAGCATCACTGACTGCACTGACATCTCCTTCATTAGTAAGATCAGCACCTCTCGTCGAAACCTGCATTCGATGAGGCTGAATTACTCCAAATTGTTCCTGCCAGGCGTTGATTCTCTTCTGTAGTCCAGATCTGCCCTCACCAGCCAGATAGATCACTGGACCTTCAGATACTGCTCTCTCTTGCCAGGACAACCCAGTAGCCACAGAGCAGGCCAGATCGATTGCCAAAAAAGACTTTCCACAGTTGGCTTGACCAAAGAGAGCTACTACCGAGTCCTCTGGTAGCACACCGTCAATCAGCTGTGGAGGGACCGTCATATCTGCACAGAAGGAGGCCACATCCTCAAAGATCTTGTCCTTGCGTCTCTTCGACTTTACTGGCTCTTCAACAGGCTCCTCAGAGCTCGTGTCCTGATCATCAAGAGACAATTGCTCAACCTCTTCCCTTGGCTCGTCGCTCGGACTCGCCCAGGCCACCTGAGCTCTCTGTCTTGCCGATCGACTTTCCTGCAGATCTCGAACTGCTTTTTCCAGTAGATTCTTTGCTTCCAAGTTCCCTCCTAAGCGCTCGCTCTGCGAATCGTGAGCGCTCTCCTTTTGGAATTGATTCTAGCTCTGCCACCGTCTCCTTCGAGAGAGTGAAGAGCACTTGTACTCGTCTATCCATTAGACCTTCGAATTTTGGGAGGGAGCTTGAGTGATGCTAACTCTATCGCTTGATCTGGTGGTATCGTGGCAGTGACTGGTGTCCACCCCCTCGGTGGCGCAAAGCTGCCCCAGAATTTACCCTCCCAGGTTTTTACCAAGGGCCTCGTTTAGACCCGTAAGACTCTTCCCAGGCAGGCTCCTCCTCGAAAGGAGGGAGCCCAGCCTTCTCAGCTGATACGTACTTTACTTCTGTCTGTTCGTACTGCTTCTTCGTACGCTCGCTGGTTTTCATCTGTCCTGTGCCTCGCACGGCAAAGCTGATTGGCTTACCAGAAAGCAGCTTATTCCCATTCGTTAGCGTGAGCTTATCCGTGACCCCAACCGCTTGGAAAACTCTCGCCAGGAACTCGTGACCAATCTGCTTAGCTGCTGGATTCTCGTGTCCAATCCAGCCTCTTCTTCTGCTCGTACCGTCACCCCCTCGGAAGGTAATCTGATACTGCTGGCCCTTCTCCAGAGGCTCCAGGAGCTCAAACGTTTCGATCGTACCAGTGTAATTTCCAGCTTGGAGGATCCGATCTCGAACCTCCACGTTTGTGTTCTGTGGGTCAAATAAGACGGTTTCACTCATTTAAATCCTTATCAAAAATCATTGTTTCCAAAACGGTCTCTGTTAAGCCAACCCAACTCAGCTGAGAATCGGTTAGAGAACCCAACCGTAGGACCAAATAGCTCAGTCCGTAATTCTGAGAGAGTCATTGCATCGGAATCATCGTTTTCTGGGAAGTAATTACCGATACACTCCTCATTACAAAACCAGTAATCCTCCTGCCGTATACTGATCCTCCAGAGAGGTTTCAGCCTCCCGCATTCAGAGCATTCAATCGATCGGATATAGACATCACCACGATCAGCAAGTCGGAGGATATTTGTGTTGTTGCCAAGGGTGCGCTTAATGCGCTCCTTGAGCAACGAGCTAATCATTTGATTAAGTCTGCAATCTTCTGGAAGCTTGGATCCTCAATTGGATCAACTAGCCCAAAGCGATTACCAGCTAAGTATTTACCCGTCTCAATGACGTGTAATACTCGCTTTTGGGTAAGCTCCACATTATCTTTGCCAGCAATCCTGGAGACTTCAGAATCAAGTGTAAGGAACCCGATTAGTTCTGCCCATTCTGTCAGCAGCCCACTCGCTCGCTGGTCGAGCTTAGGCTCCCAGCGATCGTACTCAGGAAGCAGTGGATCCTTGACGGTCTTCTTCTGACTGTGAACAACAAAACCCACGTGCATATCCATCTTCTCGTGGAGATAATCCAGAGCCGTCAGGACCTGTTGCCAATAGCGCACAGCTGCGACTCTCCCCTTGGCAAATCCAATATCATCAATCGTCTTGTCCTTGGCCTGTTCCCGGAAGGTGTCCAGCAGGACCTGTCGCCAGATGATCTGCTCGAGCCAATCAGCGGAATCAACAAAAAAACTTTTAAACTCGTGAGGCTCGCTCCAGAGCAGTTTGATTTGATCCAGGATTGTGAAGAGGTCACAGCCTGCCCAATCTAGTCTTGGGAATCCGTACCTCTCCGCTGATTTCTCAACGTCTCCAAGAAGCGCTCGAGGGAACGATGAGATGAGGGTGGTTTTGCCGCTCTTGGGCTTTCCTTGGATGATGACCTTGAGCGGTCGATTTCGTTTATCTTTTGCGATGAGCTCGCTAAGTTTTTTTGCCAACGCTCCTCCTCTACTAGAGCCTGATCATTATCGATATAGTCGCCACGCTTGGGTGACCAACGTAGCCAGCCTTCCTCTGGGGACCAGACTGTTTTTAGGATCTTCCCCACGCTTTGATGGCCCTTGTCCGCAGAGCGACCTTTTCTGTTTGAGTTGAACTTCATTGATCTCACTGGTCATTTTTTACTCCGATTAAAAAAACCTGGTGATCACCGTGTCCTGTGACATCAGCAGGCATCACAGGTAGGCGTTGAATAGATCCCCCCTTTGACAGGTAGGCTTGGATCTCCTCCAGGAAATCACTGCCCTCGATCGGCTGTGGGTCCGTTGCGGACCCGATCCAATCAGGAAGCTCCCGAGCGGGGTTCCAGGCAGGCGCAAAACAATCGTCACTCTCGTAATTTCTACGACTCTTCATTATCTCCCTCATCGCACTTCTGGACCTGGAGCGACTAATCCGTTTACAGTCATCGCAATAGCGACGGCTGTTTTGAGAGCTCGTCATTACAAATGAGAAGTCTTCTTTACAGTGAGCGCACGTGATCGTGACTTTGCGTTTGAGAGTCCTCTGCTTAGAGCGACACTCCGGAGAGCAGAAACTCACCCGGTACTTCGGAAGAGGCTTGCAGCAAATCAAGCAATCTTTTAATGTTTTTTGATTTAGTTCTGGCATCTGACTCCAGTCAGAGAGGAGGCCCAGTTTCAACGTCAATGTTGAAAGGCAAGAGGGAGGAGTTGCCTGCTGGGCCTTGTTTGTTGATATCAAAATATATATATTGATATTCTTTAACTGTCAATAGTCATTTGCACTACTGCCAATAGTCGTTTGCACTTTTATCAAAACTGTTACTTAATCTTTACGGTAGGGAGGTAATTTAATCAGTGCATTTGCATCCATCTTTAAAATTCTAAACATCTATTAAGAAAGATGAACCAAACACCACTAGTTAATTTCATAAAAAAAACTCTCAAAATTCGCTCAGATGCTGAACTAGCAAGGAATTTGCGGCAATCCCCTGCGAGTTTTAATGCGAAAAAGATCAGAGGGACAATAGATCTAATAGAAGTCCGCGAATTGTTTGTGCGGGAAGGTGTAGACGTAAAGATTTTAGAAGAATTTTTAAGTAAACCTTCTTTGCACATCCCTGCTAATGAGAAATTATCAACTAGCCAATATCGAGAAGTCCCTGAGTACAACGTCCGGGTATCCGCAGGACACGGGGAGTATCAGGGGATCGAGCACGTGAAACAGGAGCTCCAGATCCCTAAGCAGTGGCTTCCAGAAAATGTAAATGTTGGGCTGGTCAAAGTGGAGGGAGACTCAAT